GCGACCCCGTTAAATATAAAAATGACGGAACAGTTGAAGTAGCTACTGCTGGTGATGCATCATGTGGAGTTTTTATGGGATGTTTTTATACAGACCCAACTACAAGCAAACCGACGTTTAAAAATTACTTCCCAGCATCGTTATCACCTGGTGATGCGATTGCTTTCGTAGCAGATGACCCTGATCAAATGTTTGTTGTACAACAAGATTCAGTTGCTTCAAGTTTATCTGGCGCGAACATCAACGAAAATGCGAATCTCATTTTCGGTTCTGGTAGTACCACTACGGGTCTATCTGGAGTAGAAATAGATTCCAGTTCAGCAACAACAACAGCGACCCTTCAGGTTAGAATCGTTGCTGGTTATGAAACTCCAAGCAATACAATTTCCACTGCAGCAGCAGGGAATAACAGTGTATTTGTCGTGAAGATTAATAACCATCAATTAGGCTCTAGCACTGGAACAGCTGGCGTATAGGAGGTTATTATGGCGATTAATAGAGCCCAATTAGCGAAAGAGCTAGAACCTGGCCTAAACGCCTTGTTCGGTATGGAGTATTCTCGTTATGAGAACGAGCATGCGGAAATTTTTGACAATGAAACAAGTGACAGAGCTTTTGAAGAAGAAGTAATGTTAGTTGGATTCGGCGAAGCAGCAGTAAAGCAAGAAGGTGCAGCAGTTCAATTTGACACTGCACAAGAATCTTTCACTGCTAGATATACTCACGAAACTATTGCATTAGCATTTAGTTTAACTGAGGAAGCTGTCGAAGACAACTTGTACGATACTTTATCGGCTCGTTACACAAAATCATTGGCACGTTCAATGGCATACACAAAGCAAGTTAAAGCAGCGAACATTTTAAACAATGCTTTCTCAACTGCTGGTGGTGACGGTGTTTCTTTAGTAAACAGTGCACACCCAACTGCTTTAGGTGGAACTTTTTCAAACATAAGTTCAACTAATGCTGACTTGAACGAAACCTCATTAGAGCAAGCAATGATTGATATTGCAGGCTTTATCGACGAAAGAGGCTTAAAAGTTGCAATGCAGGGAAGAAAATTAATCATCCCAGTAAACACGCAATTTGTAGCGGATAGAATCTTAGAATCTACTCTAAGAGTCGGTACGTCTGACAATGACATCAACGCACTCAGAAACATGGGTATGCTACCTGATGGATATGTGGTTAACCACTACCTATCAGATACTGATGCATTCTTTATTAAAACTGATGCTCCTAATGGATTCAAACACTTCACAAGAGCTGCCCTTGCTACAGGCATGGAAGGTGATTTTGACACAGGAAACATGAGATATAAAGCACGTGAAAGATACAGCTTTGGTTTCTCAGATCCTAGATGTGTATACGGATCTCAAGGTTCATAAGAATTAACTAAATCTTTCTTAGGTTAAGAAGGCGGTTGCGAGACCGCCTTTTTTATTATACACTTCTCACAAGTATCCTAGATTAACAAAGTCGTGCACACTGGCTAGGCAGACGTGTATAGAGACTGCATGACAAGGGCTATACAACCAAGGAGGCAATATGGCTAACCCACATTTCCAGAACATGATTCTATGGGCAGGTAACACAGATGCTACCGAGTACAAAAAGAATCAACCAATGTTCCAACCGTATCCGTCAGATCAAACTTTTTACGGATATTTTAATGACTTCATGACCTACAATGCAGGGGATTGGACGATTACAACAACTGAATCTGGCTCAGGCGATGCAAGTGAAGCACTTACATCAGGAGCAGGCGGTCAATTATTGATTACAAATGATAACGCTGATGATGATTTGGACTTTTTACAATTAAAAGGTGAATCTTTTAAATTAGCTTCAAATAAATCTGCATACTTTTCAGCAAGATTTAAAGTTAATGATGTTACCCAATCTGATTTTGTAATGGGATTACATATCACTGATACATCACCATTAGATGTTACAGATGGTATTTATTTCATTAGTGCAGATGGCGACGCAGGATTAGATTTTGGTGTTGAAAAAAATAACACAGCAACAACAACTGAAGACGTTGCTACAATGGCAGATGATACGTTTATTACTGTATCATGGTTTATTGATGCAAATAGAGATGCTGTTTATTATTCAATTAATAACGCTGCTCCTCTAAAATCTGCGGCAACTAACCTACCTGATGACGAAGAATTAACAATTTCTTTCGGTATTCAAAATGGTGAAGCTTCTGCTCAAACAATGACAGTTGACTACGTAACTTGCATGATTGAAAGATAGGAGTAAACAATGTTTGCTCTTAAAAACAAACAATTAACTGCTAGTGGTCAAGTAACAACTAAAGTATCGGCAGGCACTAATACACTTAGTGCTCCAGCTAGAGTTGTTGGATTGAACATTAGATGTGGTGGCACTTTAGGCAGAGTTGATTTAATAGATAATGGTTCAGGTGGAACTGTTAAATTTACAATTCCAACTCCAGCTATAGGTTCAGGTGAAGATGAAATTTTACAGGTTAATTTTCCAGATCCAGGATTGAGATTTGAAACTGATCTTTATTGTTTCTTCAACCAAGCTACACATGTAGAAGTCTTATATGGCTGACGTACAACCACCAAAAACTAAAAAGTATTTCCGCCCCACAAAAAAAGGGGCGGGAATGACTAAAGCAGGGGTTAAAAAATACAGAAGAGATAACCCTGGTTCTAAATTAAAAACAGCAGTTACAGGTAAAGTTAAAAAAGGATCTAAAGCTGCTAAAAGAAGAAAGTCATTTTGTGCACGTAGTGCAGGACAGATGAAGAAGTTTCCAAAAGCTGCAGCTAATCCAGATTCAAGATTGCGTCAAGCAAGAAAACGTTGGAAATGTTAATGAGAATTGTTTTTATTATATTATGTTTTGTTTTAATTTTTAGCGCAATTACTAGCGCGAAGGGTGCAGACACGAACACGGTCAGTTCGACGGTTGTGACGGATAAATCGGTACCAACCGCAAATGCTCCAAGTGTTGTTGTAAATAATTCTGATGTTTGTAAAGTTGCAACGTCAGGCGCAATTCAAACTAACATACTTGGTATTGCTACAGGCGTAGTAGTGGACGATGAGCTGTGTCAACTGCTCAAGCTAAGTCGTCAATTATATGCATCAGGCCTAAAAGTTGCAGCTATTTCACTCCTCGCTCAAGACCCACGAGTGTTCGATAGTTTAGTTATGGCAGGCACACCACCTCCATATATGGGTTCTATTGGACAAGAAGCTTTACAAAAATGGAGATCAAATCCAGACATGGTTCCAGAGGGGAGTACAGTATTCAATGATGATGTATTAAAAATTAATATAGAAGAGGATGTAGATGATGGCGAATTCCAAAAGTTTTTACTTCTGGCTATGGCTATGTGGATTGGCGTTCCTATCCTTTTCTAGTAAAGCAGTAGATTGTTCAACAGATACAGTTGGACTATGCACTCCTACTATCGAAGAGATAATAGACGAAGTAGTTACAGAAACTATAGAATATGAAGCTGATGGTTATACAGTTACCACAACAACTGAAACAACGACAACCACAACAACTGTAACTAACGAAGATTCAGGTAATATTTTAGACGGTGATGCTGGATATGTGTCGTCAAAATATGAAGGAGATATGGATATTGATTGGGGAGGACAAGGACCTGCTAATATGCCGTCTGGTAATTCATGTTATAATTTAGGAACAGATAAATGTGCACAGATAACAGGTTCAGGTAATAGTACATCAACCATGGGTGTTGATGGAATGGGGACTACTTTCATTCAAACAGTTGATATATCTGACCTTGATATAGAGCATGGAGGTAGAACTAATTACAGTATCAAAGTAGATAAACAAGATGCACAAGATCGTATTTATATGCATATTACAGGTAAGAACGGTTCTACATCTGTATTTAGTGGAACTGATATATTATCAGAATCTGGTGTAGCTAGTGGTTATCAAACATATGAAAGTGGTTTTGATTTTGCAGGGTCATTAACAACATTAATTATTGAGGTTGGAGGGCGTGATATTAATATGGCAATTGGACCGCTCTTTGATGATGTAAACATAAACGTATTATACAATGTAATATCTACAATCGTGCAAGAATCTATCACAAGTGTAGAAATGTGGGTTGCTTATGGAGGAAGCACAGAAACAGAAATCATAGATATTGTAGACAATATTATTGAGCATAATGATTTCGTTGAACAACCAAATGGAGAAATAGAAATTGAACCCATACAAGAGCCAGACACAGATGTTTCTTATGACATGGTAGAAATAGAAATGGAAATGGAAATGCCTGTTATGGAAATAGAAATACCAGAAATGGAGATGGAAATGCCAGAGATAGAAGTGGCGAATGTAGAAACAGAAATAGAAATGGAGATGGAAATGGAAGTATCTGAGCCAGAGATAGAATCTCAACCAGAGCCACAACCTGAACCAGAAATAGAGGAACCAAAGCCAGAGGAGGTGCAAAATGAACCTACTGAAGAAGATACTGAGGAAATTGAAACTGTTGCGAAAGAGGAGCCTAAGCAGGAAGAAAGCCCATCAGAGGTTGCTAAAAATGAAGATAGCGAAGAAGATATGGAAGAAACAGAAGATAAAAATGAAGACGAGGTAAAAAAAGAGGAGGCTAAAAAAGAAGTCGCTGCGAAAAAAATCTTAAAAAAGATGGGTGATAAGGGTAGATATGACTCAGCAAATCAGTTAAAAACATTGATTGTGATGCAAGTATTAGGAGATTCAAAATCATTCTTTGACTCACAGCAGCAATTAAATGATATTGATGGATTTTTTACAGATCAATTTATTCCTGATGCTGAACTTACAACTAACAATATAGCACAATACTTTTTGTTTGCAGGAAGTGATGGGCTAATGAACGAGATGGTGATGCAACAGTGGCAGAAGTAGAATTTGCAGGACTTAAATTTAAAGGCGGAAAGATATTCATTATCTTAACAGCACTCGGCACATTGATGGGTGGTGCGTGGGGCGCGTTTGAATTTTACAAAGACTATCTCAATATGAAAGAAACTATATCCGCGTATGTTGCACCTGACCTTTCAGGTTTTGATAAACGTATAGATTTAGTACAACAAGAAGTAGAAATGATGCAATCTGAAATGAGTATGATTTTAGAAGAAGTTGGACTTGTGGCAGATGTAGCTAAAGAATTAAAAAATGATTTAAAAGCAGATGTAAGACGTATTGAAACAATTGTTGAAGACGTAGAGACAAGAGTCAAAGAAGACTCAAGGGATAATGAAAGAGAATTAAAATCTACGGTAGATGGTATTGAAGCAGATATGAATAAACTAGAAAAAGAATTAGAAGACGCAATGAAAGAACTCCAAGAGAGCATTGATAAGCAAATAAAGCTAACTCTTGAAAACCCTCTTAACCAAATGAAACAATGAAAATAAGCGATAACACAAGTATTAGTATGCCTATGAGAAACCTAATTGGCCTCATCGCGGCCATAGGGATTGGGATATTTGCCTACAGCGATTTGACACAAAGGCTAACTCAACTTGAGACAGCAAGACAATTGATGGAAGCCGATTTGTTAAAAAAAGCTGAGCAAGTACCTGTAAATCAGGAATTATTCATGTTGGTGGAGTTCCTAGCAGGTCAGAACGAGGTCATGGAAAAAGAAATACAATCTATTGAATCAAATAATATAAACATAGACTTTTTAAAAACACAGGTTGAAAAACTACAAAGAGATGTTGAACAGGTAAAAGATAAGGTAAGACA